GGAAACACAGTAGGAAATAGGTGGGCAAAAGGAGAAAGCGGTAATCCAAGAGGCAGAAGAAACGCATATACGGACTTAATAAAGGATATGAGTTATCAAGATGTAAATGGTAAAGAGCGCAGAGAGGTTATACTGAATAAGCTATTCCAATTAGCAGAGCGTGGAGATTTAAGAGCAATACAGTTTATTGTTGAACGAATGGAAGGAAAAGCCCTTGAAAGACAAGAGCGAACAACAAAAAGCGAACCAATCAAAGTAATGGTTATAGGGGAAGAGTAGATGGCTAAAAAAGTAAGTTGGACTTGGGGTGGTAAAAGATACTCTGGAACATTGATCAGAGAAACAAAGACTCATAAATTTGCTAGGACTAAGAATGGAAAAACAAAAAAAATTAAAAAATGATTCAATGGACAGTAAATCAAACTCGGAAAGATATACTATCAGACCCGAACAGATTCAAAGTTCTAGTATGTGGGAGACGATGGGGCAAGACAGTTCTTTCTCTTATGTATTTACTCAAAGACCAATTCGAAGTAGGCGAGCGGAGGTGGTTTATCACGCCAACATACCGTCAAGGAAAGATGATTGTATTTCCTATTCTGCGTCAAATGTTTCAGGGGTTTACTGGAGCAAAGCTCAATGAAAGTGAAATGCGAGTTATTTTTGATAATGGAGCAGAGCTTGCAGTCAAAGGAGCCGACAATGAGCATAATCTTAGAGGCGTTGAACTTACTAAATGTGTAATGGATGAGATGGCTTATATCAAACCTCACGTATGGGAAGAGATTGTTTATCCTATGCTAGCAACTACACAAGGTTCGGTATTATTTATAGGTACACCTAGCGGTTACGATATTATGTATGACTTATACAGTAAAGGGCAAAGCGAACCTGGTTGGAAATCGTGGCAGTTTAAAACAATAGATGGTGGATTTGTTCCAGCTGAAGAGATAGCAAGAGCAAAAAGAACTATGGACCCAACTCTGTTTAGGCAAGAATTTGAAGCATCGTTTGAATCTACTGGTAACAGAGCAGCTTGGAATTTTGACAGACAATTGCACTGTAAGGAAGCAGAAAAACTATCTACTTATAAATGGTGGGGTTGTGATTTTAATGTTGACTATATGAGCGCAGTATTATGTACTCAATATACAGACGGAACAATACATTATTACAATGAAATAAGATTAAAGAATAGTAACACTGAAGAAATGGCGAGAAAGATGAAAGCGATTGAACCTAATGTAGAGTGCTATCCTGACCCAGCTGGTTCTGCTAGGTCTACAACTTCAAGAAAGTCAGACCACCAAATATTAAGAGATTTCGGGTTTTTAATTAGAGCAAAGAAGTCACACCCAAGCCACGTGGATAGATTAAACGCATTAAATAGGAAACTATTAGACGCTGACGGTAATGTAACAATGACTATTGATCCGAAATGTAAATTCTTAATAAAAGATTTAGAGCAAGTGCAGAGAGATAAAAAGGGAGGCATTGACAAATCTAACATGGAACTCACCCACGCATTAGATGCTTGTAGCTATGCAATTAGTTATAAATTTCCAGTAGTAAGTAGGATGAGTACAACAATAAAATGGTAAAACAATATGTATAACTTCGGAAGAACAGTAAATCAGATAGTTATCCCTGAACTATCGGAACAGATAATATTAGCAACGGTAGCTAAGGCAGAGAAAGAATACCAAGAAAAAGAACAAGCAGAGCGTATGACGGCATTAGATTTTTACTATAATGTTAATATGGATAAACATATTGAACAATATTTTTCTAGTGAATCATTACAACAGATACCTACTTTTCCTCAAAAGGTAGTACCTAGATTTAGCAGAGCTAGAATGATGCTATATAAGACTGCTCCAAAAAGAATAATAGGTGGAGAAGAAAATGATGATTATAAAGACATTGCATATATGCTAGACAGCCAAACTAAATGCTTTAGTGAATTAGCTTGGTTGCTAGGTAGTTGTCATTTTAAAACTAAGTTTAATGAACGGAAACAAAGACTAGAGTATGAAGTACTGCCTTTTGTAAAAGAATACCATATAAGTGGCGAATCAGAGCCGTATGGATATAGTTATGAAATAGATAAAGGTAATAATAAAGATAGGCAGTTTGTTTTCTGGTCTGAAGATAGAGATGGAATGCCAGGAATGCATTTTAAATTTAATCAAAAAGGACAAAGATATGCCGTAAATGGAAATGAAGATATGATAAACCCTTATGGTATTGCACCAATAAGTAAGGTTTGTTATCCCTCTTCAAGTTATGATGTAATAAGAGCTGCAGTGCAAATTGGAATAGCAATGACTGAAATTGCTTTAAGTGTTAGAAGTAGATTAGGTCAACCAGTGTTTACTGGAATAGATGAAGGTCAAAGCGTAATTAAATCAGGTATTGATTCTGCTATTATATTGCCCGAAGGAGCTACATTTCAATATGTTAGCCCTAACGGTGGTATCAATGAAATGATTGAAAGCGTTAAAGCATTCGCTAATCAAACTGCAGAAAATAATCACCTAAGAATTAGATGGGGTGAATCTGGTGGTAATAGCCCAAGTGGAGAAGCATTAAGAATATTAGAAATTGAAAATTTAGAATCAAGAGAAAGCGACATCCCTTATTTTAGAGAATGGGAACATAACAGATATGAAATAGACAGAACTATATTAGAAAAGCATAGTGTTATGACTCTTAGTGAAGATTTATCTATTGACTTTGGTGAGATATCTTATCCGATGTCTATTGATCAGGAATTAAAAATGCTAGAATGGAAGATGGCTAATGGTATAATGAGCCAACGTGATTTGTTATTGCACTTTAATCCAGATATGAGTGATGAAGAATTACAAATAAAACTAAACGAATTGCAAGAAGAAAAAGCAACTCAAGTACAACAAGAACGTGAAGCGCAACAACCTGTAAGCCAACTTGAAAGAATACTAAATGCCTGATGCTATTGACAATACAGTAAATTCTTTTATGGTTAATATAAAGCGTATTGAAGATGAGCTACAAAGAGACCTTGAAAGACTGGCATACAAAATGAATAAAATGACTGATACTGAATTAATATTAACAACTAAAAGGTTAAACTTTTTACAAGAATTAGTTGATAAAGGATACGGTAAAGAAATAAATAATCTAATGGGTGAATATGATAGCTTATTAGCTAAGGCCGTAGTTGAAGCAAATAAACGTGGCGTTGTACCAGCAGGAACCGAGACAGTAAATGCTTTGCAAGTATTAAAAGATTTAAACACAGAGACTTTACTTGGAAGGGCAAGTGCCTGGAGTAATGAAATGAAAAATTTAATGTTTTCAAATATATATAGTGGAACAAATATCCGTAGCGTAGTATCGGCTATGCGAGATACACAACTGGCTACTCATCAACTAAATGTAGCAGCTAATACTGGATTGAGGCAATTTAGTGATTTAAGTAGATACTCAATGTTCAAAGGAATAGATGTTAAATGGACTTATGTTGGACCACAAGACGATAGAACAAGACCTGAATGTGCGAGTACTCACAATAATGAACCAGCTTTAGGTTATACAGAAGCACAAGTGAATAATGATTCAGGAACTCCTTTTGGTATCCGTGGAGGATTTAATTGCAGGCATAGTTGGATGGTATTATGAAAATACATAAAGTAATTGAGATGCAAAAGACAGACTGGTTAAAACTAGGTGGAAAACTTGCTACAAGAATAGTAAAAGATGCAGAAAGAGGAATTAGCCAAGATGGGAAAGGAAAGCCATTCCCGCCTTACAAAAAAAGCTATGCTATTAAAAAAGCTACAGGAAAAGCAACTTTAAAAGGTATTTCTGCAGATAGGCAAATAAGCCCTCCTAATTTAAGATTAACTGGAACGATGTTAGATTCTATAAAAGCTAAAAACCCTACTACTGAAAGCGTTGAGATATTATATGCCGATGGAGCAAAAGTAATGGGGAATGCTAAACCACCAGCAAGATTTAAAAAGAAAAGAAGAAATATATATGGCTTAAATGAAAAGAATACCGCATTCATTCAAGAGTTTATAGAGTCTAAATATAATACCAAGATAAAAAGATTTGTAGCTGATATAGTTGAATTTGATATTAGCATTTAACAATAACCAAAACGGAGGACAGAATGTCTGAAATTAAATCAGGAGTAAAGGTAGAAAAAGAAATACCTAACTCAATGCAAGATAACGCAAACGAGGTGGCAACTGATAGCCAAACACAAACAACCGAACCTAGCGCAGAGGTCGGAAGTTTAATTGCAGAAAGCAAAAAGTACAGAAGTAGAGCGCAACAAGCTGAAGACTCACTTGCTAAACTTGAGAAGAAGTTAGAAGCCGACAGAGAAAATCAAATGGCTGAACAAAACAAGTGGCAAGAACTCGCAGAGGAACGAGCTTTAAAACTAAAAGAGCAAGAACCTGTAATTGAAGCTGCATCACAACAGATTGCAGTTTATCGTGAGGAACTTCTAGCTGATATGACTGAAGAGGATAGAGAAACATTTGGTGATTTACCGCTAGATAAATTAAAGGCTCTTCATGGTAAATTAATTAATAACGAAAAAGCCGAAGTAGCACCGACAGATGGAACACCCGCTAGGAGCGCAAACCCTGACA